GTGGAACAGGCGGTAATGGCGGCGGCGGTTGGAGTAAATTAAGCATATCAGGGCAAACAACAACTTTATCATTTGGCTCTGGCGGTTCTTCAAATGGTACTGTTACTGGATATCAAGGCGGATCGGGTACTGCTTCAGGAGCAGGTGGCGGAGCAGGTGCAGGCTCCCAAGGCGGTGACGGACCAGCATATGACTCAAATAGCAAGTTTTTTGAAAACGAAGTATCTTATGTTAGATATAAATCCGGAACTGGTAGTCAAAACTGGTACGGAATAACAGGTACATCATGGTATGCAGGTTCTAATGGAAATAATGGTCCTAGCAGAGGAGGAAAAGGAGTTATTATTGATTTTGACGGAACAGGCGAAAAAGAATACGGAATGGGAGGCCAAGGAGGAGGTGGCATAGGAGGATATCCTAGAACCAGCAGTATAACAGGCTATTCTAGTAATTTTAATATGCCAAATGATGGTCCTTATTTAAAAGTAGAAGAAGTATGGTCCGGAGGTTATCCAAATATAAATTCAGGGGTTGCTTGGGATGGGGGCAATACTCCATCGTTAGTATTTCCTAATTCTGCCTATACAAATCCATATTCAAGCAGTGATTACAGATTTTCACCTACTTCCGACGAATCTTATATTGCTAGAGGAGGATTATTCACGCAACTTATAGAACCTGTAAATCCTCAAAATGGTATGAATGGAAGAGGAGGCGGAGGAGGAGGCGGTTCTGCTGTATTTAATGATGGATTAGGAAATGATGCTATAACTTCGCCTAATGCTACAACTGGTGGTCACGGTTATGTAGCATTTAGATATAAATGGGCAAATAATAGCGGGGCTCCGGTATATGAATATACAAAAACAACATATACAACTTATGCTTCATTGGAAGATGACGGACATGGATATTTAAGAGAAGCGTTACCTAACGAAAAAGGTTCAGGAAACGAACAAGTAAATGGTGTTTGGACTCCTAGACGTGATATGTTCTTAAATGCCAATATGGGAAGTAGGCAACATATTGTAATAAAATTAGATCTTCCGCCTACTGCTGGTACAATAATAAATGTTCGATTACATTTATATATGGTTAGTAAAACATCAAATGGTGGTACATATCCAATTGGAAATTTAAGAGAGATATACGGAGGCCAAATTGAAATATCTCATCCATCATGGAATTCTAGAGTAGCAAATTATAATAACAATAATCTTTGGGGCACAGCAGGTGCTATGGCATCCGGAACTGCTAATCCTACCATTTTAGATTCTGTAGATTTTTCAACACAAAGTACAGGATGGGTAACATGGAATATAGTAGGTCCTAATGCTATAAATTCAGCAACATGGTTTCCAGGATTAGGAAAAGCATTGGTTATATATGATGATAGAACAAATATTTCAGATAGTGAAACTGTCGGTTTCTATCAGGGCGAATCTTCAGCCCAACCGTGGCTTATATCTGATGAATTTGCCCCGAAAGTAGAAGTTGTATATCAAGCCTAATTTAGTATAGTTTGGATTTTTTTAATGCATGATTTATCATAAAATACTAACTTTGCACCGCTATGTAATGGCTTTGGCCACGAGCCTATATTAACCCAACAATATCCACTAGATTCGTTATTTAATTCAGGCACAAATTCGTTTCTAACTGTTATTACAAATGTAATATAATTAAACCCATTTTTATCGGATTTAAAAATATGTAAAGGATAAACTCGTTGAAATGATGGAATCTTTCCCATTTCTTCAGTTAGTTCTCTATGAAGTGTATCTATAGGTTTTTCGTTATCTTCGGCTTTACCTCCCCAGAAAGCCCAAGTAGTAGGATGACTAACATTTTTAGATCTTTGTTGGAGCAATATTCTGTTAGTAGATGTGCAAAGAAATATTGCTCCTACACCGCTAATCATAAATATACACGCCAAAACCCTGGCAAAAAGTTACCCTCGAGATAACTTTTCCATTCGGTTCCATCCCATTTGTATTTTTTATTATTAGCACTATTTGTTGTAAAGTTTGAAGTTGATGTTTCACTAGAATCAAAACTTACAGACCAGCCACCGACAACTTCTGTAAATACATACGGAATTGAAAGTGTATATGATCTTACTAGATCAGTATGATTACCCACAATAAACATTTTTGTACCGTCGGGACTGATGTGTATACCTGAAGGATTTGTGGTTCCGGGCCCTATAACATAACGTTCTACAAATGTAGCTGATGATACGTCCCATGCTGTAGATAATTTATATAAATTTACTTCATTACCTCCGGTACCAACTATAAACAATCTTATGCCATCGGTACTAAACTCTATACCAAATGGTTCCCAATCCCCAGAAGCCCAACTATCACCTTTATTGCCTACATGAAAATCCTGATTAAATGTTGCAGTTGAAATGTCGAATGCGGTAGATAAATTGAATTCATATATCTTGTCCTTCTGTGCACCTGTAATATACATCTTAGTACCATCTGGTTTAAAATCAAGACCAAAATTAGAGGTTTCATTAATAAGTGTTGAAGTAACAAGTGTTTGAGTAAAACTTGCTGTTGATACATCAAATCCGGTTGTTAATGCATACTCGTGAACCTTTGTATTTCCTACAATAAACATTTTCTTACCATCAGCATTAAATTTTACTGACATTGGTTTAAGCTCTTGTGAATTAACATTAAAACTATCTACAAAAGTAACTGTTGACGAAAGGTCAAATCCAGATGAAAGTGTGTATTCATTTACATCGTCGCCGGTTTGACCGACAATAAACATTTTTGTTCCATCATTGTTAAATGTAATTCCCCTAGGGTTTATTTCTTCAGAATTTACACTATAAGTTGGTCCGGCAGTAATGGTGCCCTGTGAGCCGTCTATACTTGCAAATGCAATAATATCATTTTTCTTTGCACCCGATAAACTCCCCCAATTAGCAGTAACAGGCAAATCGGCTGTTAGTAGATATCGATGCCCGACTCCTGCGGATGCAAAAGTACCATCGCCGGGATAATTAGCAGTAGGATCAATAAAATTAGTAACTGCTGTTACTGTATCTGCCGGTATAGTACTAGATGTTACAGTCCATGTTAATTCGTCATTTTGGCTACCTGCTGCTAATGTTCCTGTAACTTTAAAACTAGCACTAGACTCAATAACATGATCCATTAATTTAATATAACTAGTACCTGATCGTAATGCACCCGACCTTTCAGCAAAAAGTTTTGTCCAAGTTTGCGTAGTTGAAGACCCATCTTGATCTAATAAAGTAATAGTTGTTCCTGAAACATTAATCATTCTATCATTATATGTTGTTGCAAGAAAGCTAGACGGAGCATTTGTAATAGTACCTGTTGCTCTGAAGTCAGCCATCTCAGAATCATTTTTTGCAAGCATTATATTTGATAGAATAGTATGTATTAATGTTTGTTTAGATACTTTAGATGCTACAGATAAATGAATAGGCATAGTAAATGTCATAGATGCTATATCTATAGTATCTTCAACACCCGTAGGAATGCTTCTGTTAGACCACTGCAACCCTGTTAATTCTACATATGTTAATCTAGTCCAATCAAAGGGGTTGCTTGAAGAAACTAGATTGACAGAAGGATTATATAATGTTAAAATTTGTTCTAGTAATTGGAATTTTTGTTCTGAATTACTTGTCCACAAATCTACCTGCATAGTTAAATTATATGGAACAGGCATCATTCTTTCTATTTGATATGTATCGCCGACTTCGTTGTCGTATGTGTTTGTAGCAGGATTAAGTTTCTTTTCAAATACTTGTACTTTAGAAGTACCGTAAGGATCTTTTCTTGCTTCTGGTAATAAGTCTACAGACTGAACCCAACAACTCATAAAAGGAGTTGAGTTGATAACATTTTCAGAATTTTGTCTTAATATGTGGGCGGCCATTCTAGATGAATCACCGTACCTAACAGGAACAGTTCTGTATGTATTATCTGTTCTGTCGATTTCAATTTCAAAATCTGAAAACATTTTTATAAATTGTTGTATTAAACGTCTAAATTGTTTATCGTAAAAAAAATCCATTAACTTACCCTCCTAAAAAGTCTTAGGCCTCCTGCGGTATCGGTTACCCATGTTTTTTTCTCCTGCATAAAAGACACGTGATTTGATACAAAAGGACTACCATGATATAACCAATTTCCCCAGAATGCACAAAATTGTCGAAATGCTCCTCTACAGGTACTACTCCATAACCAAGGAATATTATTATTAGAGGCGACATTATAATCTCCTGGCCAAGCTTCGCCTGTAACAGATGAAGCCAACGGATGACTTGGGTTATTTACTATAAATGTTTTAAGAAACATTAGTTCGTCAATTGCCGGCACATACCAATCATGATATAAAGTGCTATCTAAGCTATTTATGTTGGCTTTATATCCTGTTTTATTTTTATCGTGGCAAAATTTATGAGGTCCGCCGTGGGCTACTCCATCATCGGCAACAAACGCAGGTCTAGAAATAGCTTTTAAATGATTAGCCAATCCATCTGTATATGAATATCCATTTACATATATATCATGATGCGGATGTCCCCAAATTTCTCCTCCTATGTACTGACCAGGATGATTAGGATCATTTGCATTATCCCATTCTGCACCTCTGCCAATTTGTGAGACATAACTTTTCATATATCTATGTTGACTAAAATAATGTGTCATGGAGTTAATATTACCTACTTGACCTGCATTAAATGTTGGATCTAAACCAGGCAATGGCCAATAAGATTGCCAAGCAACAGGATAACCTGAATAATTAGCATATTCTGATCCTGTAAAGCCTATTTTATCTTGAAGAAAATTACCAGAGTAATAATTATTTTCTATACCACCGTAATCTGACATACAATCTGTTACCAATATTTCTGGAGTATCTTCGTTACCTGTCCAACTACCACTAACTTTCCGGTATTCGCCATAGCGATACCATTCGGTGTTAGTCTCAGGAAAGATAGTTGCTTGTACTCTCGACCAACCTAAATAAGGACCATTACCTAGTACAGGAACAAATTCATATCCTGTTAAAGGTGCGCCTGGTGCCGAAGTATGAGTATCTAAATTTTTCCACTCATTAAACATGTCACCTCTATTAAATGCTTGACTCCAATCTTGACCTATTAAATTAAAAAAGGCGTATTTGTCTCTCTTCCA